TCACCATAAGTTTGTAAGAATATTGTTGTTGCATTGATAACGTCAAATAATTTCATAAATCCGTCAATGCCTGCGAATGCAACTTTCTGAACTATTGGAAGAAATTTTAAACTTTCTTCAGATAATTTAGCCAATACTGGAACTAATTTCATTCCGATTGTTTCTTGCATATCTCCCCATAAATTTGAGGATTGTTGAATTTTACCTTGCGGAGTGTTAGCCATTGCACGATTAACACCGCCGACATTTCTTGCAAGTAAATTTTGCAACGTTGCAACTCTTTGTGCTTGATTTCCATTTTTCAACATTGCTTCTTCTGCTTTTGTTGCGATAATGCCATACCTTTTAAGTGCTCCTGCGTTACCGCTTAAAGCATTTCCCATTAATTTAGCAACTGCTACAGCATTTTCTTGTGTTGCATTTACACCATGCATTTTAACGACTAAATCATTCATGCCGGCAGATAAACGAGCAATTTGTTTATCCGATAATTGATATGTCGCTAATTGTTGTTGACCTGCAAGAGTAATTTCATCACCGATAACACCTATTTTTTGTAGCCAACTTGCTTCATTGGTGATAGTATGAAATGCTTTGTCTTGTGCTTCCTGTCCTTTTTTTCGCAAATTAATATTATTAGCAAGTGCTGCTTTTAATTTTGTTTCTGCTTCAATTTGTTTTTTACTTGCCTCAACACATTCCATCATTTTATTTTTAACTGTACCAATAGCCATTGAAACAGAGGCTACACCAAAACTGGTTAATGCTAAATTTCTTAATTGAGATAAATATCTTACGGCAGTTGATTGAGCCTTTTTTAATGACGGATTTACTTTTCCGCCAAGTTCAATCTCTGTTCTGAATGTTTTTCTCGCCATTACTTAATAACCTTTAAATGTTTCAATCGTTCTAATGTTTTTGCAATAAAATAAATAGGTTGTGTTCGATAATAACCTAAATCTGTATAAGTGATAATGCTTAATTGCAGGCACAATTCTTCAAGATTTTCAATATCTTCGGAAGAAGTTATGCCACTTCCATTAAAAAAGCAGATACAACCATTTTAATCCGTGTTGCATGTGGAATTGGAAGATTATCAAAAAATTCAAAAGGTAAATTAGTTGCTCTTTGTGCAATTAACAAACAAAAAGTTATGTTATTTTCCTTTAGCACATCCACATTTCCGCTTTTTACAAAATGCTTTTCTACAATGCTTAAATCTGTTGCATTAAGATTGTCCAAACCTGATAAATCTAATTCATTATACTCTTTACCTTCAAATACATAAGGCCTTGGAAATTCAACTAAAAACGATACTTCATTATCGTTTTTTTGTGTTTCAAGTTTTTTTGTCATAATTTTTTGCTCCTATAAGTTATTGTTTTTCGCCCTCAAATGAGGACCCTCTCAAAGAAAATCTTATATTGAGGGTTCCTCATAGGAGCGAAATTCGCTGTCTTGAATTTCTTCCACGCTCGAAAAGTTTCGTCTGTGTGCTTTGCACAGGTCGGCTCATTTTCCTCGCTATCCGGTATAAATGCCGTACAGAAATCCGCTAAATCATTGATTTAATTTCTAATAATTGATCCGTGCCATTTATAACAAATTTGTTATTTAATTTATCCAGTTCAAAAAGAACAACTCCGTCAAATTCTTGCTTATAATAAAGAACTTCCATTTTAACTGAACTATCCATTGATTTACTGTTCTCTGCCGAACCTACTGTATATCCCTTTGGTGTTCCGCCAACAGTAATTTTTAATTGTTTTTGTTTTATTTTTTGAGTTGAGGCATCTCTATCCTGAACCGCAGCTCGTAAAAATAACATTGTACCTGCCGCACTCAATAAATCTGCAGCATTTTTGTCCATTGCTTTAAACGGTATCTCCATTTCTGCTGAGCCAAATGCTCCGGGTGAACTTGCTTCGTACTCACCTAATATTCCTGCACCACTAACGGTATTTGTTATTGGATCGAACGTTGGTAATGTTATATTTGCGATACCTAAAAATTTGTTATCACCATTATATAAATTATACTGCGTAATTTGTTCTAACATTTTTAATTACCTCCAAATAGTCTGTTTTGTAACCCCTCAACATCAAATTCAAGAATGTTTTCAATTTCATTCATTGGCGGATAACACGATAAAAACTGATGAAAAGTTATTTTCCCAGCCAATAAATTTGTAGCAGGATTTTGATTTTCTTCAAATTCCATGTGTGCATCTGCAATTAAATCATTCTGTGTAAATGCCGAAACCCTTATATTTTCAGTATCTAAAATGTTATCAATACGTTTTCTTGACATACATTTATCAATTTTATTAAAATGTGTCAAAACAAAAGTATTATTCCAATTCGTAAATATTGTTCTTATAGCAGAGAAATAATCTTTTACGTCTCTATTACCAGGATATGCCGCAGTGTATACTCCCCAGTTTTTCCATCCTTGCCAATTCAGAAATGTACAAACTCCCTGTTCATTTAAGAGATTTGCTTGTTTTATATTGAGATTTACTTCCGTTCCGTCAGCAAGGCAAGCACCTTGTATTCCTGCATCCACGTTAGATGGATAATCACACGGAAAACTATCAATTTGTCCTGCTACAAGACTTGCATACCTTGCACCCAATTGAATTGATGAATGGAATATATTACTTCCGATTTTTACTTTTGGCCAGGTTAATAACATCTGCTTGTCGGTATATGAGTTTGTATTTTTCCAAGTACCGACAGCATCATACGTTTTAGCTGTGCTTGTATCTGCATCACAAATTATTATTGCTTTAAATACAGAATTAATATCTGCTGCTTTGGCTTTTAATGCTAACATTACATTTGAAGTTGTCGAATAACCCGGAGCCAATAAGCAACTTGGAACTTTACCGAGTTCAGGAAATACGTTTTCTACACATTCAATACCTGTTGACACACCTGTTGAAGAATTATATCCACCTATAATATCAGATGCGGTTACACCTGACGGATTAAGTTTAGTATAACCCACATCTACCGAAGTAGCACTTGATAATGCTCCTGTTGAAAGTATATTAATAACAACTTTACCTTCAGTATTAAATGCTGCAATATAATCTGTATCTGCGACATATATGTTTTTTGTACCACCGCTTGTTGTTGATAATTCTATTGTATCAAGCAAAATACCTTCTACATCAATATTTATTTTTTTAGATGTAGGAATTGCTTTACTTGCTGCTGCAACAACGGTTACATGATTTTCGTTTGACGGATCTAAAACATTAATATAGATTAATGGTGCAACTGCGAAATTTTTAAAGTTCATCATCGTTGCCTGATTTAATTCATAATCCGCAAAATTTTCAGAATATCCTACCTTGCTGACTGCTTCTTTAAATGAATTAATTAATATTGGTTTATTAACTGCTGATGAAGGATCTGCCAATAAATTAATCGGAGCACGTCCGATAATACATTGTAAAACGGCTTCAACCTTAGCAGGAGTTGTAAGTGAGGTTTCTTTCTCTGTTGTTTTAATTATTCCCATTTTCTACTCCTTTACTTCTTTCAAGAAAAATTCTTGAACTTTTAATAATGACGTATGAATTACTGAACCTTTTTCATTAAGTTCTTTTACTCCATTTGCATAGTCTTTTAATTCAACTATTAAATGTTTTGCCATAGGGCATTTTTCTTTTAAATCTGTCAATGCTTCAGGCAATTCACCAATATAAACTCTTTGGTGGACTACATCTTTAAATGAGGGTCCTAAATAGACTTGTTTAATTAGTTCTTTTTTGTCTTTTTTGTCTTTTTCAACCATTTCTTTTACCTTTCCTTTACTCTAAGTTAATATATTTTCCGCAACGGTATTATCCGCTATTGGTGGCATTTTAAAATCGATTTGAATGTAACCGTATTTGAACGGTGATAAACCTTGTTCATCAAGTTTTCCGTATTCAAAAACAATTTCATTACCTGTAAGTTCAAACATATCGGCTATATACCTTTTATCTAATATATATTCGATAATTGCACCGGCGAGTGTTTCAATTTCGGCTTGATTACTTTTTGATGTATCAACACCGAGATTTATAACAACCGTTCTTGTGTTCAGTGTATCAGAATTGCTTCTTACAGGAACTACCCCTCTTGCAACTTCAATTAAAACAAATGGAAAAACATCTATTTTCTGATTTTCAAATTTGCTTTTGGGTATTTCATCAATATATATATTTGGTTTTGTTGTTGCAAGTTTACTGAGATATGCTGTTAACTCAGTTAACAATGCTTGTTTTAATTCTATCGAATACATTTATAATCTGCCTAATACTCTGTTTAATTCGTGTGTTATTCTTGCGTTATATACTTCTTCCGCTTCTTTAAGAATAGGTTTTATAACTTCTTCATTTCCAACCATTTGTGGAACAGAAGGACCGTGTAATTCTTTTATTTTATTATTTGCAAACTTCTTTTTAACATTATAATTTTGTCTTTTATTGTTATAATTCTGATAAATACGTCTAAATATACCAATATAACCATTTGACATTTTTTGAATAAATGCCGTTTCACTCTTTTTTAACGTAGTATGCTTTAAAACTTTATATTTATATCGTTGTCGTCCAGGATATTTAACTCCGCCACTTATAGAACTAATAGCCCTTATACCTTGTAATTTAATAATATCTTTTGGTTTAACATGAAATTTTATCAATGCTAATGGACTACCCTCTACCCAAACGGAACCATTTAAATTACTCCGTCTGGGTTTATTGTACTTAACTGTCTTTTTCACTTCATTAGATTTTATTGCATAACGCATTATTACTTTTTTGGAAATATTTTTTCTTATATTACTTTGAACACGTTTTAATACGTTAATAAGAACGGCTCCGGCTTTATTTTTTAAGTTTCCAAGTTCTCTTTCAACTTCATTAAAACCAATGCCTTTTACTGTAACTTGCATAATTAATAACTTTCGTTTACATCTAATGTCATTGTTATCATACCGTCCGATTCTACAACATCAGCAACAATATAATCTTCATCATCAAAATTTATTGCAGCACCTTGCACATATTTCCCCTGCAAACTATTCAACGGCACATGTATTAATAATTGTCCTTTGTAAGTACCACTTTTGATTTTGTTATCTTGAAGTTGTTCATTATCAACAATACAAATAACTTCCCTCTCATCAATAAGGTGTGAATCTGCCATTTCTCCAATGTTCATAAACACATTATAATTATCTGAACGGATAGTATCTTTTAAAGTCATTATTCAACAACTCCATCTGCACCATCACCCAAGTCTAATTCTTCACCGTCTGCTTCTTCCTCTTTTTTGTCTTCCGCAATTTTATCTTCAATTTTTGCAATTATTTCTGCTTTGGTTAAACGATTTCCATCATCTTTAAATGTTTCTCTTTCCTCAATGCCATATACTTCTGCTAATTTTACAAGGTTTTCAACATTAAGTTTTTTTGCTGCTACTGCATCAAATTCGTTATCAGTTGTGTTGTTTTCATTATCAACTTCACCTTCATTGTTGCCGGTTTCGTCATTTTCGTTATTATCATCTTGTCCAACATTGTCCAAGTCTTTTGGTTTATCATCTTCAGAAGTTTCAGTATCTTTCGCTTCATCTTGATTTTCTTGTCCAACATTGTCCAATATTTCTTCCTCTTTTTTGTCTTCCACTTGGACTTCTTTGGCTTGACCTTTTACAATCATTTCATTTGCAAGTTTTTCTTCTACTTCAATAACTCCTGATTTTTCATCTTCAACTTTATCATTTAGCAATAAATAACCTGCTAAAATTTTAATTTTTTTCATTTTCTTACTCCTATTGAAATTTAAAGAGGGCTAAACAAAAATAAATTGCCTAACCCTCTTGTTAGTATATCCACCGTCTTGAATTTGCTATCTCTCGGATAAGTGCTCATTTCTTTAATCGGTTAAGCAACTGCTTGTGCAGAGATCCAGGCATGTTTTTGTTTAGCAGGTGCTAATAATGGTTTTGAAGTCATTTTCACTTCTGATTTATCACCTTGAACGTCTGTAACAACTTTTGGAACACGTCTGCCTGCGTAAGTGTGTGTTCGACGATCAGATTCTTCTATTTGAGTTACTGCACCGTAAACAGTTTGACCAATTGCAGGTGATGTAACAACAATGTAACCATCAGTAATGAATGGTGTCATTGTGCCGTTAAGATCGTAACCGTCATTGTACATGATTACATTTAGAATAAATCCGTCAGCATTTAATTTACCAACTAATGTTGCACCTTCAAATTCTTTTGGATCTATTTTTCCGATTTCATAATTTCTGTTATCAAACAGTTTCATTAAATCAGAATTTTTTCTAAATGCTTTCATAACTTTTGGAGTGATGATTAAATCTTCCGGTATAATTCCGTGTTTTGATAAAGAAGTACAAATATTAAAAAGGTCTGTTATAGGATCTGCTCCTGTTTGATCCCATTTAGTTGAAATTGTAGCAGTATTAGGATTTGAGACTTCTTTATAATATCTTATTTCTCTTTGTTCAGCTGTTTTGCCGTCCGGTGAAATATAACTCATTTCTATTTTGGAATTTAATAAAACAGATGCAGCCATTATCTCAATTCTTCTTGTTGTTCTATTATCAAGATCTGCTAAATCTTTAGCAAGCAATCTTTGTTCTCTTTCTTCCGGAGTAAGATTTGTAAACAATGCTTCACCGAATCCTTTTTGGGTTAAATCTTCAACCGTTAAAGACTTTTTGATTTCAATGTTTGCAGGTGTAAAACGAGTAGTTTCATAACCTTCTCTGTCAATTGCAACACCACCCATACAAGGTACAACAAAAGGTGCTGCTTTTGCGTTGCCGTCTTCGTATTCTACTAACACATCACCTGTTGCAAATTCAGATAGTTCTGTTTCCGGAAAATATCTTCTTGCTAAAAAAGAACTTGCTTTAGGTGCTTCTTTTAATGCTTCTAATAATACGTCTGTGCTATAATATTGATTTGCCATAATTTATATCTCCTTATACTAATAAACTGTAATGACTTCTTAGTTGTCGGCGATAAACGAGTTTCGGTTTACTTGCTGCCAACATCCGCTTCTCGCTCCAGGATGAATTATTCAGTCAGCTATGCAATTGATTCACCAAATGTGATATTATTTTTTCTGAATTCTGCAATGTCTGCTTCTGATAATGTATAACCAGTCTTAACAATTAAGTGATTTACGTTAAATTTACCCATTTGAAATGCAACTGCTTGCGCATCTGAGCCGGTTGCATCAACATCTTCTGCTAAAATGCAATCTGCAGGATAAACTTTTTCATTTTCGTCTTCTGTTCCCAAAATAACCATTTTGCCAACTCCGTTAACGGCAAGTGCAGTTCCTTTTGCAAGTTTTCCTTCGCCGCTTGCTACTGTAACTAATTTTGTATCGTGTTGAAAAGCACCTGAATTCATTAATTTATCGTATTCTACTGTGCCGTTTTCTGCATCTAATCTTTTAGTCATAATTTTTTCCCTTTCCTTTTAATAAACTAATTTAAACTATTTCTTATTTTTATTTTTTTAGATTTTTGAAGGCATTTTTCATACCTTCTACTGCTTCTGCCCTTTTCTTTTCTGCATCTAATACATCAGATTGCATAGGTGGTTCTGAATTAAGAATTTTGTTTGCACCTGAATCTTGATTGTCTTTATCCAAATTTTTTAAAAATTCTTCACCGTCTGCTTTGGCATTTTTCATTGATTCAAAAGCCAATTCCTGAGCAGTCATTGAATTTTCTGAAAATTTAGCTTTTGCAATCAATTCTTTGTCTGCAATTGAATTCTCAATTTCTTCGATTTGTGAAATTCTTTCACGTTCTGCTTTAATAGCATTTTGGATTTGTTCTTGAATTTTTGAGTTTTCTTCTGCTCTTACTGATTCAACTAATTCATCAGTAAGTTCAGGAAATTTCAATTTTAATTCATCTACTGTTTTGCACATAATTTCTTTTTCCTTTCCTTGATCGCTTTCTTCAATGCTGTTATGTGTTTTATTTGCATAATTTACGATTAAATTTTTAAAATCAATCATATCAAAATGAATCATTTTTCTTTTTTCAACTTCAAGAGTAGATTTAAAATCTGCTGAAAAATTTTTGGAATTGAATTTTACACCGTTTACAATTACACTTGATAAATCAGCACTCATTTTCATTTCAACAGGTTTATCACTGCCAAGTAATTCGTCAGCATAACCGTATTCAACAGCATCATTATCAACAAGCCAAGTAGTTGAATTAATGTCGTTTTCAATATCTTCTTTTGAACGTTTTTTATTTTTTTCGGAATAAACACTTAATGCTGATTTTACAACTGTGTCAAATCGTTTATTGATTTCTTTTAAATCTGCAGCATTATAATATCCAAATAACAGACACATTGGAGGGTGTATCATTAAAACAGAGCCCGTGCTCATTGTTAATTTGCCAGCCATTGCAATTATCGAAGCGGCACTTGCTGCCAAACCGTCAACTATAATATTTACTTCGCCTTTTAATTGCTTTATTTGGTTATAAATTGCAAGACCTGCATAATAATCCCCACCGCATGAGTTAATATGAAAATCAAATTTTTCTTTATCTTCAATTTTGGCAAGTTCTGTTTTAAATGTTTCAAGGTCAATAAAATCACCTTCAAGTTTTTCATCAGTCCACCAATCTCTTGGTGCATTTGTTAAAACTTCACCGTACAAATATACGTCTGCAGAAGTTCCTTTATCTTTAATTTGTATTGTCATTTTCTTTTTCTTCCTTATTATCAATTTTCATATCTGTTTCTATTCCATTATTTGCTTCTTTAAGCAATGCATTCTCTTTTTCCAAATCAAGCACATTTGCCTCAAAGTTTCCGCCGTTTAAACGGATAGTTGATTCTTTACGTGTTGAAAAACCGTTTTGACATTTCAAAATTTCTGCCTGAACCTCTTTAACAGGATCAAGTTGTGCTTGCATTGAACCAGCCCAACGATTTTTTAAATATGCCTGACGGATAAGAGGATTAGTGAAATATCCTGGAGCAGATAAATAATTTCTTGCAACTGCTTCATCAATGAACATTTCCCAAGTCGGCTGACAAAAATCAGAAGCAAACCAAACACGTCTGCTTAAAAACATCTTCCAAGCTTCGTTTATTGCCGCTCTGCTTGCCGAGTAATTTGAATTAAAAGCTTTTAATATTACTTCTGCCGGCAGTTCAATAATTGAACCACAGATTTGAGATAATGTTTTCATGAATGTATCAAAACCACTGTTAGGGTGGTTTGGATCTGCAAATCTGATATCTTCACCCGGTTCAAGTTGGTTAATTGCACCAGGACCCATTGTCAATTCTTCTTCTGATAAATTATTATTTGGGTTATTTACATCATCAGTTATAACAGGTTCTTCTTTTTCTGTAATAATAAATGCTGTAAAGAATGAATTAACGAGTGCTGCCATTAATTCTGATTCCGTATATCTTCTCATTTGAAGTAACGGTTCCAGAATTTGAGCCAACAAAGGAACACCTCTGTATTGTCCGCCACGTTCAATTTTGCAAATATGTAAAATGTTCGGTGTACCTGTTTTTTCACCGAATGCCTGAATTCGTTTCCATTTTGCATTTGATTTATATTTAAAATCAAACAACGGATATTGATTACAGATGTGATATGCTTCAATTAAGCCGTTACCATCAACTTCAACACCATTATAAATTTTGTTATTATTGTCTTTATTCAAACCGTCTGTTAAATTGTTTGAACTTCTCAAATCTTTTGGTGTAGAAACTAAATCAGCTTCGATAACATCAAGTCTTAAAGATAGCGGTTGCATTGGCTTAACATCTGCCCTTTTGACTAAAGCGAATGCATCACCATTCATTAATGCACCGAGTAATGTAATTTCTTCTAATTGATAAAAATTGCACATTCCTCTTGAATCGCAATTTCTTTTATTATTCGCCCACAAATCCCACAATCGCAATGCTCTTTGTTGCCATTGCTTTGCGTTGTCTTTTGATATTCCAAGGAAATCAAAATCAATACAAGGGTTAGGAGTTAAACCTACACCAACAACATTTGAAACAGTCGTCTTTATCGCAGCAGTACCAATACCACCTGACATATACAACATTCTTGATCTGTTGCGTAGTGCATTCAAATTGTAGTTTATATCAGAATTTGGACTTGAAGATTTAGCATTAAAACTTTTAAATGCTTTCTTTTTATAACTTGCTCCGGCTTCGCCATAACCTGTTGTACCTACATACAAATTGCTGACAATATCAACGGAATAATTCTTTGAAATCTTTCTTTTCATTTTTAGTTATCTCCAGGTACAAACCTATACACAGGCATTGAACATTTTCCGTTTACTTGACGTTCTAAGGCTTCAATATCTTTTTCAAGTTGCTTTATCATATTTTGGATTGAAGTTAAATCTGTTTGATAACGATTAACGTTCCTTGTACCAATACCGTAAGACTGAACACCACCGCTTAACATTTCAAGTTCTCTGCTGCGATATGCTTCTAATCTTTGTTTTTTTATTTCAATTTTTTCTTGAATAGTTGTCATTTATTGCTCCAATTTTCTTGGATTATTCGGTACGCACAGCCTGTTTACTCATTCAAATTGCTATCGCAATTTTAGTAACTTCGCAATTGGCTGTTGCTCTTATGGGTTTCGCTTTCGCTCACCCTACCGAAAATCCACTCACCATTCATCAGTTGAATAAGATTTTTTTATTTTTCGCCTTTGTTTATAAGGTGTTAATATTTGACTGCTATTATTCGCTGAATTATTCGACAACCTATTTTCTATTGCATCAAAATTTGGCTTTAAAACTTTTGTTGCAGCCCTTGCATAGTTATGACAGTCAAGAGGTTCATTTCTTTTATGGCCCGGAAGTTTTTCCCAAACCCACCTTGAACCTTTCCAAACAGGATGTTCAGATAATAAACCATTAAAATATTTTTCACCGATATTTGCTTCTGGATTTAACGGAAAATGCACAAAGCCAGGTCCCGGAGTTTCAACTTTGAGACTTGACATTATTTGTGATTTACCTGAATCAACACCTATTATATACAGGTGCGTTTCAAAAATTTTGTTATTATAATCAACTTTAATTTTTGTCGCTAAATTGGTGTAAGGGTATTCACCACCTTTACCTTTTATTGCAAAAACGTGTTTATGCCGTCTTTTTAAAGTCTCATTATAAACTTCTTTGGTGTAGTGTCCGCCACTATCAACGAAACACAAAGAAGGTTTTAACCCTTTGCCGTTTTTGAATTTAAACACTCTGTCAAAAATCTTTTCATCAAGTTGTTGCCAGGTGCTTAATTCGTTAGGTTTACCAATAATTTGTCCGTATTCGATAACCCATTCTTCATTGGCTCTGCCGGTTCCGAGTATTTCATATTCAAAACGATCATCTTGAGTATCAATGCCTGCAGTTAGACAAAGTACACCGTCAGGTAGTTCTGCTTCGTACAACTCTCGCCTTGATAAAAACTCATCATCAGTGGCAATTTCGCCTCTGTTTTCCCAAAGTTCACCAAGTATTGTATTGGTAAATACCTGAAGTTCTAACGGATTATCTTTAACTCTTAAGAAGTTTGTGCAAATGTCTGTCCAATCTTGCCAAATATTTGCAAAACCTTTTATCCAATATGAAACAATTCCCTCTTTTAATGCTTCCGGATTTTGATGTACCCACTTGCACGGCTGATGTTTTATTGTTTTTTCGTCTGTAATTGTACCGCAAGACGGACAAGCCCAGCCCTTAACATTTACTTTGTATTTTATTTTTTTATTGTTTGTTTCAAAAGTTTCGTAATCAAAACGAATATCTTTAAACAATATCTCATGAAAGTTACCACAAACAGGGCATTGAACGCACCATATTGCTTGTGTACCATCCTCCCAAGCATCAACAATCGGACTATTTCCTTTTGTTGTCGGTGATGATACCTGAACGGCTAAATAAGTGTTTTTAAAGGTTTTCTGCCTTGTTCGAATTAACTGCCAAGGATCACCCTCTTTGCCGGCACTTTTTGAGTGTCTGTCTCTTTCATCACCTAAAACTATTTTTGCAGGTGTACTTGCTAAATCTCCCGGAGCATTAGAGCCAACCATGATTAATGTTCCACCCGGAAATGATTTTTCATAAACTGTATCTTTTACTTTTGTTTCTGAATTAACAGCCGTAATACGTCTTGTTCTTGTTTTTCTTAATTTTTTCTTTAAACAAGGTGTTGAACTGATTAAATCTTTTATTCTTAAATTAGAAAATCTTTTTGCCTGCGTTAAAGTTGGTTGCAGAAGCATTATTGTACACGGATCAACATCAATTGAATGACCGATAATATTTAATAAAAATTCTGATTTACCGCTTTGAGATGGTGCTACAATATTAATCTGATGTATTTTATAATCAGTAATGCAATCCATCGGCTCTTTCATGTACGGAGTTCTTGATGTTCGCCAAGGTCCCGGTTCAGCATTTTTGGAACCTAAGACACGATTTTCATCCGCCCATTCTGATAATGTTTGTTGTTTTGGTGGGGTAAATAATGCTATAACCGGTGAAAGACATTTATTAAGATTTTGAATTCTTTGTTCTGATTCGCTAATCTGTTTCTTCTTCGTCTTCATCTTCTAAGAATTGTTTATTTCTTTCATTTACCAGTTCTTTATATTTTTTGGGATTATATTTATATTTCGCAAGTTGAAACAATATCGTTTCAACTTCATCTGTTAATTTTTTCTGTGCATCTTCCGCTTTTTCTATGCCGACTAAATCGTCAGCAAGTCTTTGCGGTAACGCATTAAGCATAGAACGAATAGTAAGAATTAAATCAGCAGTTAAATACTGAACATCTTCGCTCCTATGCATATTGCCTTCTATCTCGGCAAGTTTCAGTTTTTCCGCTTTTAGTTTAACTTGTTTAAGTTCAACATCTACATCTAATTTTTCACCTTCTTTTTTTAGGTTTTCAAGTTTGTTTTGTTTACCTTTTATTTGGTCCTGTAAATATTGAACATAAACTTTAACTGAATTTTCTAAATCAAATTTATAAGGTTTTTTGTTACTTAATGGAAAGAAGATAGCCTTTTCGTCTTCGCTATCTTCTTTACCATTTTTTGTGAGTTGTTGGATTCGTCTATCAGTCAGATTAAATAAATCTGCTAAATATATTGAGCCGACTTCTGACTTTATGGTTTTTGTTTTTTTAGTTTTTTTATCAACTTGTGTCATCGAAATTTTTTATAATTAATTCTTTGTAGTCCGTGATAATCGGATTTTTACCATTAATGCCGTTACGTCTGCTGACAGGTGTTATATAAAAATCCTTGTAAAGTTTTCTGATTTTTTCAGAATCATCATAGGATAATATAAATTTTCCTTTTATATCTGAAAGAACTTCTTTTAAAAGTTCGTGTTTAAATTTTGAAGTTGAACACGTTTTATATCCTGTGCCTTTTGAATAAGGCGGATCGCAATAGAAAAACGCATATTCATTGTCATATTTTGGGATGAGTTCTTCAAAACTTAATTTTTCAATAAAAACTTTATCTAACCTTTTTGAAATATCTCTTATTCGTGTTAAAAGATTTTCGCAAGATTTTGCACCACTATCACCTTTTAGTGATGTTCCGTAAGTTGTACCTTTACCGCCAAAAGAGTGATGAAGAAGATATATAAATTTCGCTGCATCCTGAATATCAGTTCAACTTGTAGAATGAAGATACTCTGTAAATTGTTCTCTTGAATTTAAAGTAAATTCCAATTCTTTAATAAGTGCTTCAGGATGATATTTTACTATTTTGAATAAATTAACAAGCCTGTTATCCAAATCATTATAGACTTCAAGTTTTGCGTGTTTTTCTTTTCCAAAAAGAACCCACGCACCACCGCCAAAAGGCTCAATGTATGATTTGATTTTATCGTAAGGAATTAAATCAATTATTGTTTTCCTTAAAAGTCTTTTTCCGCCAATCCACGTGATTAAATGGTCCGAATTGTTATTCATAATTTCCTCCTCATAATGTATTTTAATTCGTCATGACCTACGGTATAATTGATACCGCAGGTTTTCATAGGTATGTATGAAGAGTAATCAGACAACGGCCATTGTTTGATTGCCGAGGCGAAGTCCTCGCCTGTAAATTTTAAATAAAAAGGAGTGAACAGGTCTCTTTGTTCACTCTGCACAAATTAATGTGTCTTTTGTGTTTACTAAATAATACTTAACCGGAGTTTTAATATTATCTTGTTGAGTAATTTCGTTAAAATCTTTTTTCACTTCATCAGGTCCGTATAAATAAAACCAGTTCATGTCTGACATAGTTCCTTGCTTTAGTGGTTTTAATGCATCTTCCCACGGTTCTTTTGAATATTTTTCAATGAATTGTTTAATTTTACCTTTGGGTGCAACTTTTGTTATCAACTTGCCATCTACAATTCGTCTTTGAGAAAAAACCGCTTTTTTTCTTCCGCATTTAGGGCATTGTTCAAGAATTTCGATAATGCGATTTTCAAATTTTTCGTTATCAAATAAAATTCTTTTTTCGCTTGCTGTATGATAGCAGCCACAACAAAAAATCATTTCTAAATCCTTATAAAGACACAGCGGTGCTACGTTAAAACAGCGACTTCTTTCAATTACGATGCTATTACATCCACCTGTTAAGGAATTACTCAAACAACTGCTTTTGATAAATCCATTTTAAATTATGCAACTTTTTTTAGTGTTTTTCAATTACGAAAACTCATAATTTTAATATGTAACAGTATTGTTACATTATTGTTTAAAAGTATTGACTATTTAACTAAATAATGTTATAATAAAGATATACAGAACATTGATAATTGAATAAAGGCAAAAGATATGGATATCACGAAAGGAGGTCAAGCAATGATATTCATTATCACTGAAAAAGCACTAAAATTAATACTTTTAATATTAATTGCAGTGCTTGTCCGAAAAATCCTCAATTAAGAGGTGTAAGGGTGTTCTCAGCACCCTTGCCTTTATTCATATTATAACTCATTTTTAAAATATTTCAACCCATAGGAGGTAAATTTATGGCAGAAAAATACGAAAAAGGAACAGGAACCGGTAGAGGTGGCTGGCGAGGTGGCGGTCGTCCTGTTGGAACTACCAAAGAAAATAAAAAGAAACCTTACTCTTTTAAATTATCAGAGGAAGAATTAATCGCAGTAAGAGCATTATTAAAAGAAATGCGTAACAAATAAGATTAAATTTGTATTTTGTATATTAATAATTAGAATAATTTTGGGCGAAAAAATATTTTATCAATATCAGCAATTGGTATATAAGTTGTATTCTTTGCAAATTCTATTGCTAATGTTTCATCATCTAATAATTCAAATCTACTTAAAGGAGTTTTTGTTGCTGGGGTTTGTCCAAATTTTTGATCATTATTTAACACGATAGTGATGAATCCTTTGTTTTCTTTATCTGCTTCATATTCTTCTATAATTTTTTCAATAGTTTCCTTTTTCATTGAGACCTACCTTTCAACTTTATAGACATTATAATAAAATGTAAATAATAAAAAATCAATGTACTTTATTAAAATAAAATCTCACTTTCTGCTTGTGCTTGTTCTAATAGCCATTGACAAAACGATTTATATTTACCGTTGGTTGTAATGTAGTTATTTATAATATTTCTTAAACATTTTAAAAATTTTGTTTCTTTGTTGACTATTCTTTTTTTATTTGTATTGGGTGTGATTCTGAAATTTTCCTGTCTTTTTATTAAATCGGTTATTATTTCTCCGTAAAAATACCCCAACAACTTTACGGTATTATTTACATCAAATTTATCAAATAACCTTTGTTTATATTCTTCAACAGTTCTTTTACTAATATTTAGCATTTGAGATATATCTGTACAATTATAACCTTCAAACAAGAATAATAAAATTTGTAGTTGTCTTTGAGAAATAATTTTACCTTTAATTTTATAAGATTTTTTTTGTTTTTTGCATTTACTAATATATTTTTTTAAAATAGGTTTAATTTCAAATTTCATGTTACACTCTTATTCTTTTCAAATAATTAGTTTAAATTCTATGTCGTAAACAGGTTTATTTATTCTTAAATCGGTTGTTTTACCGTCAACTATTTTCATTGAAATAAATTTTGCATACATTCTTGGTCTTTTTTCTTCTGAAAACATACCGTTCATAAATTGTATTTTTGTATATGGACAACAGATATAATTTCCCTTTTTAAGATATTCTAAAAGTTTGATTTTACAGTTCAAAAATATATCAGGTGCTATTTTCTTATCAACGGCAAACCATTCTTTAACAAATCTATCAGTCCAAAAATCTTTTACTACTCTATATTCGTGAGTTTTTTCACCCGATTTTATCTTTTCAAACCATTCTTTTTTAAGGTTGAATGTTAGCATAATTCATTCCTTTTAAAAAAATTTTCATATTCACAGAGCACAGTTTTTTCTTTTTCAATATTTTCTTCATATTTTTTTATGTTGTGATTTATATTTTCTTTGCATTTATTAAAATGGTATTGTATCGCTGTTTTTTGTTCGTCTGTAAATTTTTCATTATGTTTTTTATATAGTTCTTCTGTTTTTTTTATTTTAGAGATGCTATTTAATTTATATGGATTTTCTTTTAAAATTTCAATGGCTCTTTTTTCTGCTTCATCAATATCATGATACATTATAGGTTTTGCCAAATTTATTCTTGTATAACTTTCCCCAAAATTATAAGATTTTAATAAAAACACTTCTTGATATTTTACGTTGTATCCAATTATTTCTTCGTTTTTTTCTATTACATCACCGAATTGAGAAACTTCAAAAACTGGATATTTTCCAGCGATATAATCAATTAAAATATCTAAATTTTTATATTCTTTCATTCTTCTTTTTAGAATTTCAGATATATCAGAGTTTTTTAATTCTTCCAATTCCACTTCTTTTAAATTTATTTCTTTATTTAATTGTTCCAACTTTCTTTCCGCAGATTTTATTTTTCCACAAAGTTCATCATATTTGCGTATTGGTGGGTTTTTATAAATGCAATTTAAAACAATCTGCTTGCCCTCAATCATATTACTAATTGGTGGTTCATTATATACTTCTTGAAATAGTTCACCTTCAAAAAGTTCAGTGACAACAAACTCATTGTCACTTATTTTTTTTTCTAAAGCATATTGATTCCCTAATTCATCATAAACAACTTGTTTTATTTTTTGATTTTTAGACATTTAACAACTCCTTATTTTGATAAATATTGCCAACAACTTCTATATTTTGAGAATTAGATGGCATTCTATGACAGCCGTCTTCATCAGAAATATTAAATTCTGCATACATATCATCAAAAATAACCTTTGAATACATCTTTTCTTTTTTGTAGTTTTTATTACCTTTTTTATAAATGATGTCATTCTCAAAAAGAAGAATATTATTTTTATCTTTTTTCCCTGTGCATTGGTCTTTTGATACCAATTCATAACCATAATCGGCATAACCTTTTATAGTTTTTTCAAATTCTGTTCTAACTGTTTCGTCTAAATCAAAAACTGGCATTTTATAACAGATTCCTGTTTTACCGCCAAAATCCTTTTTAAAAACATATCTAAATTTTAGTCTGTCCATCTGTGTTCAATATTCCTTTCAATTCTTTTACTGCTTCTTCTAATGTTGCTTGCCCAAAACCACAAGCACGACCTATATATTTTTCATTTTCACCATTTGAGAATTTGCTGCATTCGTAAAAAGCCAAATATCTGTATGCAGGTTTACCATGTGCATAATGTGGCAGAATTCTTACTTTTAATTCATATCTGCAATTTTCTTTATGTTTTGTACCACAAGAGTAACATTGTAGTTCGTGTTCTTTGTTTATGCTAAATGGTAATTCTTTAATTAAATCGTCTATTGTTGACATTGTTTACCTCCTATCACTTTGATGATTATGTCTTGTATTTGTTCTTCTATCTGACAATAAGGTATTTTTGTTTGCTTTAAGTCTGTTGCTATTTCCCTTATTTCTTCAAGGGCTTGTATATAAATCTTTGTATGTGGAACTAAATCTTCTTTTATATATGACTTCAATTCTACATTTTCTTTGAATAAAATTTCTTGTTTTTGTGCTTCAAAATCAAGTTGTGATTTTAAACCACCAATTTCCATTATTAACTTTTGATTATCTATCCTCAAATCCTCATACTTTATCAAGTTTTCTTTGGATATTTCAACCATTTTATTGTATTTTTCTTTCAATTCTGCATAATCTTTTGTTTCTTGTTCGTTGATTTTTCCGTATTTTTCACATAAACTTTTTAATTCTTCGTTTTCTTTTTGTGATTGTTCAAATTTCTCTTTATATGTTGGTTTATCTTCTGTTAAGCAATTGCCTGCTCTACCTGATATAATGAAATTTTCTGTCATTTTTTCTACTTCTATTTTATCTGCATTTTGCACTTGTATTAAATTCCCAAAAGTTTCATAATGCCGTCTATCATCATCATCAGTGTATTCATAACCCCATTCATCAATCAATAATATTGCTTGTGGATTATCCCTTAACCATTCTTCATCAGTATTTTTAATAACTTCAAAAATAATTGTAGGTTTTTCATCATTTATTGCTTTGTAAAATCCTGTTTCTGTTATTTCATTTAAATTCATGAATTACACTCCTAAATTTTAGATATTTTTTTAAATTTCTTTTGTGCAAGCACACATATTAATGGATTCATATTGCAATAACACACTTTTTTATTAATATTATAAAAACTAATCATTCTGTAATTATCGCAACCTTCACATAAAGCATTTTGTGTCATTTCAATTAATTTTTCTTTATTATCCATTTTTACTCCTTATTTCTATACATAGTTTGTATTTTTCACAAAAATCCCCTTTTAAAATTGTACAATCGCAGGCAACATCATCATAACTGCCTTGACCATACCAACAATGTTTTTTGCCAAACATAAAATATATACAGTCCTTTGGAACTTGTCCTTGCTTGTTGGATTTGCAATATTTACTATTCCTTTTTAATGGCTTATATTGTGGAATTTTTTTTGTATTCCTTTATTATTTTTTCGGCGGTTTCTGCCGATATTGTGTATTGTTCTGCACAAATATTATTTTTGCAGTGATTGACTTCAAATTCATGAAAATATGCTGTTTTGTTTGAGCATTTGTAAGTACATTTTGAGATTTTTTCTGACAAAATTAAACCGTTGAGCATTTTGATTTTACGTTTAAGTAAAACTGCCATATTAAACCTCGCTTTCGTCTGTTATTACATCAAGCATTGTGTAATTCTCATTCTCTCCTGCGTTGAGGATTTTTATTATCTCTTTTTTCATGCAGTTATTACTCTCGCCGTCGTAACGGCATTTTTTATTTTTGC